TGTTAGAAGGTTTAAGCTCTGAGACCGAAAGAAATAACATGGCTCTCATTCTTGAAAACCAAGCTAAACAACTTGTTGTTGAATCTTCCCAAACTGGCGGTGGTACCGCTTCAACTGCTGGATTTACAGCTGGTACTGGTGAACAATGGGCTGGTATTGCTCTTCCACTTGTTAGAAAGGTATTTGGTCAAATCGCAGCAAAAGATTTTGTCAGTGTTCAACCAATGAACCTTCCTTCTGGTCTTGTTTTCTTCCTCGACTTCCAATATGGAGGTGGTGGTGCTTTAGGAACCCAGAACGGTAAATTTGAAACTGGTAGCCCAGTATTTGGTAACTCTTCTATGTATGGTGTTACTGATACTACATCTGCTCCAACCAATGGTCTTTATGGCGCTGGTAGATGGACATATTCTAATAATGTAACTGCTTCTGCTGGTGCTTCTGCTACCTACGCTTCAGCTTCATGGGCTACTGTTGGGTATGATTCTGACCTTTCAGCTTCAGCTGCTGCTGGTCGTATTAAAATCATCACAATTCCACAAACTTCATTTAACAGCCCAGATTTAGAGGGTGTTAGAGGATATAATGTTTCTGGGGCTGCTGTTGTTGGTAATTTCCCGCAATTTAACTATGCTGACTCAACAAATATCTACTTATTTGTTAGTGGCGCGACTGGTGTTAATCCATCTGGTCTTGAAATTATTTATGTCCAACAACCAACTGACAAATACAGAGGTGACTTTGAAGATGGAAACACTGCTCTAAACAACTACAATAGCCCAATTGACATCCCAGAAATCAACGTTAAGATGAAATCTGAGGCGATTGTTGCTAAAACCAGAAAGTTAAAAGCTGTTTGGACTCCTGAGTTTGCTCAAGACTTAAACGCTTACCACAGCATTGATGCTGAAGCAGAATTGACAAGTATTATGAGTGAGTACATCTCTATGGAAATCGATCTTGAAATCCTAGGTATGTTGATCGAAAATGCTCTAACTGTTGAATACTGGTCAGCTATCAACAATACTGTTGCTACAGCTACATCAAACCCAGCTGCTTTAGCTAGTGGTTTCTTTAACACTCAAGGCCAATGGTTCCAGACTCTTGGTACTAAACTTCAGAAAGTTAGTAACAAGATTCACCAATTAACCTTAAGAGGAGGTGCTAACTTCTTAGTATTATCTCCAACTGCTGCTACAATCCTCGAATCAATCCCAGGATTTGCTGCTAACACAGATGGTGACTCAGCTAAGATGAAGTACGCTTTCGGTGTTCAGAAAATTGGTCAATTAAACAACAGATATGAGGTTTATAAGAACCCATACATGACTGAAAATGTCATCTTGATGGGCTTCAGAGGTTCACAGTTCCTTGAAACTGGTGCTACTTTCTCTCCTTATATTCCATTGATCATGACTCCTCTTGTATACGATCCAGATACCTTTACACCAAGAAAAGGTCTCTTGACTCGTTATGCTAAGAAGATGTTGAGACCAGAATACTATGGTAAGATTTACTTGAATGGTTTGAACACACTCTAACCGATTAAGTTAGTAATTTAATATAAAAGGACCCGAAGCTTAGCTTCGGGTCTTTTTTTCTAATATTTATAAACAAAAAAACCTTATGTTCTATGACTCACTTTAATAATACCCCTGAGGCTGAGGAGATTTTTCGAGAAAAAAAAGTAGTGAAAAATCCAATTAAATTTAAAGTTAATTTAAATGAGGAACAAAAAGAAGCCAAACAAAAAATATTAGATAATACTATAACATTATTAGCAGGACAGGCTGGGTCAGGTAAAACGTTATTGGCTTGTCAAGTGGCTTTAGACGGATTATTACGTAAAATATACGAAAAAATAATTATAACACGACCCACGGTATCCAAAGAAGAAATTGGATTTTTACCGGGAGATCTTCGAGAAAAAATGGATCCATGGGTTCAACCAATTTATCAAAATTTATATATTCTATATGATAAAGAAAAAATTGCTAAATTAATTGAAGAAGGTAAAATAGAAATTGTACCTGTTTCATTCATGAGAGGTAGAACATTTGTTGATTCTTGTGTTATAGTTGATGAAGCTCAAAATGTAACCCATGAACAAATGGAAATGATTGTTACTCGTTTAGGTTTGCGTTCTAAAATGATTGTATGTGGTGATACTCACCAAATAGACCTTAAAAAGAAAGGTGATTCTGGGTTTAAGTTTTTATATACTGCTTCTAAGAAGATTAAAAATTTAGAAGCTCTAACACTTACTTCAAATCATAGAAATGAAATTGTTGAAGATTTAAGAGATTATTACGCTGAGAATTTGATAAATCCTTAATATTTATTATTATGGCAGCCGGAAAATATTCTTTTACTATAGAACAAGGATCTACTGTAGATTTTGAAATAACTTATAAAGATTCAAATGGAAATCCTGTTGATCTAACAGGATATCAGGCTAGAATGCAACTTAGACCCTCTCCAGGTTCAAGTGCTTTATACCTTACTTTATCTAGTAGTCTAGATCCTTGCGGTACTGGTTTAAATTTAAGCGGTTCAAGAAGCTTAAACCCCCCTACCTCAGGAACTATAGGAATATATATCTCAGCTGCTTCTTCTTCTCTATTAGATTTTGATTTGGCTTCCTATGATCTTGAAATTTCATCAGGAAGTGGAAATTGCTACACTGTGACTCGATTATTAGAAGGAAAGGTTAAATTATCTAGAGAAATAACTGAAGGATCATATTAATGTCTACTATTGAAATAAATTCTTCTAACGGAACTACAGTTCAAATAACTGACCAAGGGTCTAATACTATTAATTTAACCCAACCTATTAGTTCAGTTGTTGAAGTAGTGGCTTTGGGACCTCAAGGTCCTGTAGGTCCTCAAGGTCTTCAAGGAATACCAGGTTCTATAACTTCTCACACAAATTTAATAGTAACAGGTTCTGTTTGGGCTAGCGGATCTAATGGCCATATTACCTCTAGTGGTAATATTTCTTCTTCAGGGTATATTATAGCTTCATCTTTTACAGGAAGTTTAAATGGGACTTCTTCATTTTCAATTAGTTCTTCTTTAGCTACTAATGCCCTAACTGCTTCTTATACTCCTAATGCTATAGTAAATGCCTCAAATGAATTCGCAGAGTTAACATTTACTAAAGGTAATGGTACTACAATTATATTAGATGCTGCCCCTAGAAGAGTTGTTGAAAGTGTTAAAAATGCTGAGTCTTTTACTTTACCTAAAGGAACACCAGTGTATGTTAGTGGTTCAACTGGCAATGCTTCAAATGTTTACCTAGCTGACGCTGGTAATTCTTCTAAGATGCCAGCGGCTTATGTACTAGATGAACAATTAACCCCAGGAGCAGAAGGATATGGTTTATTAGCTGGTTTTATTAATAATGTTGACACATCAACTTTTCAAGCTGGTCAATCAGTATATGTTGCTGTTGGAGGTGGTTATACTAATATTAAACCTACAGGTTCAGCCTTAATACAAAAATTAGGTAATGTAATTAAAGTAGCAGCTAATGGTTCAGGTGTTATAACAGGAGCTGGTAGAAGTAATGATATACCTAATATAACATCAGGTTATGTTTGGGTTGGTAATAATAACCAAGTTCCAACCCCAACCTCTACTGCTTCATTATTAGTTAACACAGCTAGTTTTGCTTTAACCGCTTCTTATGTCTTAGATAATGAAAATTTAGGTAGAGTTATAGGATATCAATTAGCTCCATCAACTCAAACTATAACTCTTAATGGTACAACTACTGGTTCTTTTACAAATATTTCAGCTAGTTTTATATCTCCAAGTAATGGTAAAATCTTAGTTGAGTTAGCAAATATAAGTTTATCATCTGAAAATGGTGGAGGATCTTCTATTCGTTATTATCTAATAGGCTTATCATCAACTTCAGGATCTTTTACAACTGTAAAAAACTACAAAACTTTCTTTTCTTTACCTCAAAATACAGGCAATACAGACTCAGGAGGGTTTGAAGTTTCTTCTAAATGGATCATAGAAAATTTAACCCCAGGACAAAATTATACCTATTATTTCTTTTTTGATGAAGAAGGAGTATCTAATTATTTAACCCAACTATATATTTCATCAATTTCAGGCCAAACTGCTGTTATAATGACTTCTCTTCCTTAATATTTATAACAAAATATTATGGCAAACACTTCTATCTGGCCAGGCTCCTCATCATTTTTCCCAGGTAATACTCCTTTTGGGTTTTATGATAATGACACAGATTTCCAAACAGATGCTGATAGAGTAGCTATGTTTGTAGCTCGTAGGTTAGGGTATCCTTTAGTAGATGTAGAATTACAAGACATTAATTTTTATACTGCTTTTGAAGAAGCAGTAACAACATATGGCAATGAGGTTTATGCTTATCAAATAGCTCAAAATTTCCTATCTTTAGAAGGATCTTCAACAGGTTCAAACTTAAATAATACTTTAACACGTCCTAATTTAGGAGCTATTGTTAGAATTTCTGAACAATATGGTGTTGAAGCTGGGGTAGGGGGTAATGTTACTTGGAGAACAGGTAGCTTAGATTTACAACAAGGTGTTCAAAAATATAACTTAAATGAATGGGCAACTAGTCAAAGTATTGATGCTGGGGATTTAGAAATTAAGAGAATTTTTTATGAATCAGTTCCACCCATTATAAGATATTTTGATCCATATGCTGGTACAGGTACTGATGTCCAAGGTTTACTCCAAGCTTTTGGATTTGGTTCATACTCACCCGGTATTAATTTCTTATTAATGCCTATTAACTATGACTTACAAAAAATTCAAGCTATTGAATTTAATGATCAAATTAGAAAATCAAACTACAGCTTTGAACTAATTAATAACCAACTTAGAATATTCCCTATCCCATTTTCAGATCAAACTTTATATTTTGAATATATTTTAAAATCAGATCGTAATAATCCAATTGTATCTGGTAGTATGGGGCAAGGTAAAATAACTAATGTTTCAAACGCTCCTTATACTAATCCAACATATTCTTACATAAATTCTATAGGTAGACAATGGATATTTGAATATACCTTAGCTTTATGTAAAGAAATGTTAGGTTATATTAGAGGTAAATATACAACAGTTCCTATACCTAACGCTGAAGTAACTTTAAATCATGGAGATTTAACAGCAGCTGCTACAGCTGAAAAGACAACTTTAATTGAAAGATTAAGAGCTTATTTAGATGAAACTTCAAGAACTAAATTGTTAGAAAAACGAGCTTTAGAATCTGATAGTTTACAAAAAGAATTAAATAATGTACCCTACACAATTTATGTTGGCTAATGGCACTATTTGGAAGGTCCAGAGATATTAATTTATTTACAACTGTCACTAGAGAGTTGATGGGAGATATTATAACTCAACAATGTTCTTTTTATAAACTAAGATTAGCTCAAACTACTTTTAATTTATATGGAGAAGCTGCTGGTGGAAAGTACTATGATGGTCCTATTTTATTTAATTGTTTAATTAATAGAGAAGACCAAGCATATGAAGAAAATGAATTTGGGGTAGATTTTAATTGGATTATAAATTTTTATTTCTTAAGAGAAGACCTAGTTGATGCTCAATTAGTACCTGAAATAGGGGATTTAATTTTATACCAAAATGGGTATTATGAGATAGACAGTATTACTGCTAACCAATATCTACTTGGAAAAAACCCAGACTTCCCAAATGAATCTAACCCATTAAACCCAGGTTTAAGTGATTTTGGTTCTAATTATTCAGTTTTATGTAAAGCTCATTATGAGCCTGCTGATAAATTTGGAATAACTAAAGAAAGATTATAATGGCTGAGCAAGGAAAAACCCCAATACCAAAGTCTCAACTTGAGATTTCAAATGACTATGTTCAATCTCGTCAAACATACGGGGTACCTAATGACCCTATTCCAACTCGAGCTACAGCTGATAATAGAGTTAATGACCAAGTAGTTAATCCCGCTCGAGCAGCTCAAACTTCTCTTAAAGATGACTCTTGGAAACCTTTCACTATAGGTTTAAAAGATATTGACGAAACTATTAAGTATTACTTTGATAATGTTATTAAACCTTTTGTTTCTCAAAATGGAGCTAGGGTAGCTGTGCCTGTGATTTATGGCTCTCCTGAAAGATGGAAGTCAGTTCAACGTGATGGTTACTATAGAGATGTAAATGGTAGGATTATGGCTCCACTTATCATGTACAAAAGAACATCAATTGATAGAAATAGAGGAATGACTTCTAAAGTTGATTCTAATTTTCCTCAAACCTATGCTATTTTCCAACAAAAATATACTAAACAAAATTTTTACAATCAGTTAAGTGTATTAAATGGAGCTACTCCTATAAAAACTTATCAAGCTATTGTAATACCTGATTTTGTAACTCTTAATTATTCCTGTATGATATACACATATTATATGGAACAATTAAATAAAATTGTAGAAGCTATAAACTATGCAGCTGATTCATATTGGGGTGACCCTCAAAGATTTAAATTTAAAGCTAATATAGGTTCATATCAAACTATAACAGAACTAAATGTAGGACAGCAACGTACAGTTAGAGGATCTTTTGAAATTAAATTAAATGGTTATATAATTCCTGATGTAATTCAAAAGGATCTTAATGCCATTAAAAAGTACTCAAGTACTTCCCAAATTAATATTAGTTCTGAGAATGTTGAAAATTTAGGAAGAACCTCAGCTAATAACTTTATAGAGGATATTAACACTAATCTTTAATTTTATAAAAAATTTTCCATATTTATAATTATGGAAAATGTTACAAAATTAGCTGAGAGTGAAATTCTTCAAATAAAAGAACTACAAGAACAACAAGATTCTTTAATTACCTCATTTGGACAGCTTGAATATCAAATTCAACTTCTTGAAATTCAAAAAAAGAAGTTAGTAGAAGACTTAGAAAAAATTAGAAAAAAAGAAAAAG